ACAACATGTCAGCTTACCTGGTGGTTAATACCCCCAAGGTCGGCTACACTGTTGCTGAGGCCAAGGCTGTGGTCGATGCACTCGTCGCATATCTTGCGGCGAGTTCAGGGGCCCGCGTTACCCAGCTTCTGGGTGGCGAGAACTGACTGATTGAGGGGATCTCCTTCATTCAGATTCAACAATCTCAACCTGTTTGAAGGAGTCTCTCATGGGGTACACTTCGTACCTGTCGGATTCACATTCCTTACATACCATTGTCTGGTGTGATAGGATTGATGACCTTCATATGGTCGTCTGTGAAGCCGATCACTCAGTTTCCACTGTGACCGATCCTAATCAGATCGATTGCACTTCGAACAAGCGTCTGCTGGAGATAGTACTTGAACAAAAGTACCTCTACCAAAGCGGTCTGCTTGGTGCGAAGGGTGACAGAGTGGAGTTCGGATCCAAGTGGCATGATGACCACTGGGATTACCGAGCTACACTGCGGATTTGAGGCCAAGGAACTCGAGCCCACTTGAAAGTGAGCCCTGTTGAAAAGCCTCGTTCTGCTCTGGAGGGTCATGGCCGACGAACTGGCCATGACATGCTGTACTAGCGCGACTCTCGACTATAAAAAGCTCGAGAGGCGAGTCGAACAGGAAGGTGTATCGTTTTTGACGATCACTCTTCCATCCTTTGGAAAAGACTTCGAAAGATGTCTTGACCAAGGTTTTGTTGACGCCTACGCCTTCCCTGGTTTTGCTAGGAAGGGCGGTCTCCCTCTATTTCTAGGGGGTTTCCTACGTCACGTGTTCGACTCAAGTGGTGTCATTCTGGCTGATGTTTCCGGGGAAACCCGGGATCTCCTCATCGATTCCATCTTTGCTGTGAGGCAGCTTTCAGGCCTCTACGCAAAGATTGAGCTTCCGTGCAGTGATGAACGGATAACTCACGCGATGAAGGGATACATCAGTTGTGAACAGGAACTGCAAGAGAAGAGTGGTACTATTTCTGAGGAAAGTCTTAACGACTTCCGCAGAATTTCTTCTCTGGTCTTTCCTCGGGTTCTCTCTCACATGGATAATCTTATCTATGCTGGGAGGCTCCGGGGAAAGCACGGACCGGGTGCGACTGCTGACGGCCTTACCGGAAACGGCAAGTTCGACCAGCACGAGTGGCCTTCGCGTTTAGAAAAGGTGTTTCCCGCTAGGGAACATCTTATCGCGAACTGGTCTCACCAAGACCAGTTGGACCGTGTACAGCTCCTTGAACCTGATGCGGAGCGACCCGTAAAGGTCATCTCCGTGCCTAAGACGCTCAAAACCCCTCGGATCATTGCGGTCGAGCCAACCTGTATGCAGTATATGCAGCAGGCCATGCTCGAGCCACTGGTCGAGGTCCTGGAACCTGAGTCTCCTGCTCTCAAAAAGGGCAGAGATCTGGGTTCCTACTTCTTGGGATTTCGGCACCAGGACCCAAACAGGGACTTGGCACTCCGAGCTTCCAAGGAAGGAGATCTGGCGACGCTCGATCTGAGCGAAGCTTCCGATCGTGTTTTGAACAAGCTTGTGCTGGCGCTTTTGCATCGAAATCCTCTTTTCTCAGAGGCGGTGCAAGCAACGCGCTCTTCACAGGCTCGTGTACTTGTCAAGAACGAGGAGATTGTTCTCGATCTTGTCAAGTTCGCATCTATGGGTTCTGCACTCACTTTTCCGATCGAGGCGATGATTTTCCTTGTCGTCGTCCTGATTGGGATCGAAAAGAGTGCCAGGATGCCACTCACCCACAAGAAGGTGAAATCTCTTGTGGGTTCACTGCGCATCTACGGGGACGATATCATTGTCCCTGTAGATTATGTACCAGCCGTGATAGCATCACTTGAATCTTTTGGATTCAAAGTGAATAGCAACAAGTCATTCTGGACTGGGAAGTTCAGAGAGTCTTGTGGAGGAGAATACTACGATGGAGTTGACGTAACACCTGTCAAATTCAGACGAGTATTCCCCACATCACGGCGCTGCGTTGAGGAGCTGATTTCTCTAGTGGAATTCCGGAACCACGTATACTACCGTGGGCTTTGGAAAACCGCTAGGTATCTCGACGAGAAAATTGGGAAGAATCTCCCCTACTTTCCGATTGTCGATGATGCATCAGCTGCGCTAGGTCGTAGTTCATTTCTCCAGATCTTGCCGGAGAAGATCAACCACGGCGATGTGCAAGGGCCCGTGGTAAAGGCCTTTGTACCTCGCTCCCGACCACCATCTTCCAAGGTGAGTGGAGACGGA